ATGACATCACCTGGCTGGTAAATGATGTAGCTGGCACCGGCCATAGAGCCGAGATTCGACTCAGAAAAGCGAACAGACGTTACGTCGTATTTACCCATGCCGAACACCATCAGCTCAGTGATGTATTTTAGGTTGTTGATATATTCGAAAAGCGATTCCTGAGCCAGGTCAGGGAAAGAGCGGACCTGGCCGAAATTGTCCGGCTTGGCCTCGCCATTGCGCGCGATATTAGTCTGCCCCTTCAGGCTGTTATTCGGTGATGTTTTGCTGTTCCCTGCACCAGCATTCGTGTTTGGCTTCGGCATCAGTGAAGACAACACCTTTTGGGTGAACTTGATCGGGTTCAGGTGCTCAAGTGGGTTTAGTAACGTGCCGACAAGACCGCCGCTCTTCGGCTGGTCGAAAATTATTACCCGGTCGTCGTCCTGAAGTGCAAACTCCAGCTCATCATCTGGCTGCAGCTCATTGCCGTTAATGTTGATGCGGATATCGCGGTGAAAACTTTCCTGCTCAAGCCACTCCGAAAATACCGTGCCGGTTTTAACTACCGTCCGGTCCTTCGGCATCCCAGGAACGCGCTGAATCTCGATTACCGGCATATGTGTAAAACTCCACTCTGGTGAAAAGCTTCTGAATTGTCCGGATGGCGTCGAACCGGACGTGTCCATTTTCCCCGCGGCTGTGCAGCGCTCGACCGTTGACAATCAGGCCGACATGCACCGGCTGGCTGCCAACCCAGGCGACGAAGATCCCGCTCTCAGTGAACGTGGCGCCCGGCTGCCAGAACACGACATCAGCGCCATAGCACGTCATGAAGTCGCGCCCGGATTCGTAATCCACCGTCTGGTGAATTTCGATCCCCAGAACGTGGCGGTAAAAGAGCACCACCAGGCCCCAGCAGTCAGCTGCGTCAAAGCTGCAGGCGCGGTTACTCCAGGGGATACCCTCAACACGCGAGATGAAGTCGTCTTTAAGCATTCTGGAGCCCCGGGTATTCTTCGACTGTGTACAGCCGACCTACGTTACGATTGAGCGGGTTTACGCGCGTCAGGCTGCACGTTACGTCCTTGTCGTCCATCGAGCAGTCGCTGACGTAGAGCGTCCACGACTTGATGGCCGTGGACATGTCAGCTGCGTCAAATTGCTGGTACGTCGCCGAGATAGGCGTGATACGCGAGTAGGCTTTCCACTGCTTGAGCTGTTGCTTGAAGTCCTGCGCCAGTCGACCAAATTTTACGGTGCTGTCGAGAATCGGCGTGTTGCTCTGCTGGCTTTCTGTTAACTCCATGCGGCATGGTGTGTAGACCTGTCCGCCAAGCGTTTTGGGGAAAATCTGGTTATTAACGAGCCTGATATAGCCAAAGACCGGGCTGTAAAACGTGATGGTTTCGTACAGGATTCGGTTTGGCCTTCGGCTCTGAAATTCTCTGAGCGTCGGCATTATGGCACCTTCGGTAAACTCTCCGGGTCGCGCCCGTCAGGATAGCCCGTGACAATGATATCCAGCCATGAAGCCCATGGTGGCGGAAGCTCAACAATAATGTCGTCAAACTCGTCATCTGAGTTAACCAACTCGCGCGCAACGACATCACCGCTCCACGTGAAAATAGACCCAGACTGTGACCATGACGGCCAGGAGAGAAAGTGCAATTCCTGCACCTCTACGCCTGTGTCTCCGGTCCCGGTGCCAAGCGGCATCGTAAACCACTGATTGCAGTTGTCGAGGTAGTTAGGGCTGCGCAACCACTGCATGAATGCCCGGTGCTGATCCTGGGTGAATATCCACGTCAACGAGAAGGACGTCTTCAGGTCGTCTGTTAATTTCTGAAACACCGGCACGCCGACCGTAGGCTGGTCGACGCGAAACCCGGTGTCTGTAGTTGGTGATTTCCCTTTCTGGGCCAGCGGCAACCAGTCAGGGTACGGAATTGGCATGTTATCCCCTTGCTTTGCGTGGTGCCTGATGATTCTGCTGGATGGCCTGGCCGATGCGGCCGCCCTGGTTAATGTCCGCCACAATCATATCGATGGTCACACCGTTACCGTTCTGGGTCGCCTGCGCGTCGACAGTTGCACCGGTATAGTTCTGAATGTTGATAGTGACAGGCACAGAACCGCCGCCGGAACCGGCATTCATCTGCTTGTTGCTGATGACCTTGCCGTTGTCGCCGGGGATCATGTACTGGCTGCCGTTCGACGCCTGATAGATTTCAGGCATACCGCCTTCACCTACCTGATACGTACGGCCCGCAGATACCGGCCCGCCGTTCTTACGCTTGCCAGCAATACCACCAGCCAACGCCATAGCCGCGATAAGAGCTGCAATACCGATCGCCGCAGCACCACCGAAAGAACCGATTGAGGCGACGGCTGCAGCTGGCGTCCAGACTGCCATTGTTGTCGTGGCCGCCGCGGTGCTTGCCGCAGTGGTTGTCGCTAATCCTGCGGTTTGAGCCGCAGTGGTTGTGGCTATCGCAGAAGTTTGCGCAGCAGCACCCATCACGGCTGATTTAACCCAGTCGACTCCCATCTGAACGAAGCCGTTAATCAGGCTATTCAGGGCGTTGCTGGCGAGAGATTGCATTGCCTCCTGTGCCGACATGCTTCCGGTCAGGATCCCGGTAAAGGCATTGGATGCATTGCCTGCGAGAGAGTCAAAACTCGCGGCCAGCAACTCATTACCCATACTCTGGTTGCGGAAAATCTCCCACTGGGCAGCGATGCGCGCCTGCTCATACTGCGTGTCAGTTGCAGCACGCAATGCCATGGCGTTCTGGTGAGTTATCAGCCCCTGCTGCTCGTATGACTGAATAAGCGCGAGTTTCTGGGCGTTCTCGTTAGCCAGTTGCTGAACAGGGTCAACTCCGCCGACAGCCTCCTGCTGTGGAGTTACAGCCTGTTGAGCCTGAATTTTCGCGAGGTTAGCCTGGTGCGTTGCCGCCAGTCGTTCTGAGGTCTGGTTGTACTGTTCCTGGCTGATTTTCTTCGCAGCCAGCGCCGTATTCAGATCCTCAACATCCTGTTTGTAACTGGCGTTCTCAGCCGCTTCGGGGAGAAGCTTCTGAGCTGCAGCTTCAGCTTTGATGGCGTTGGCTGTATCCCATTTTTTTGCCGCATACTGACCGGCCAGCGCTATCTGCTCTTTAGTGGCTCCTTTCCCGAGCGACTGCTGCGCATTCAGGATGGCCTGCTCGCGACTCAGCTTGTTCGTTGAGTCGGCGGCAAGTTCTGACTGCTGTTTCAGGTTCGCCAGCTTCTGGGCAATAGAATCAGCCTGGGAGGCTCCCTTTTTCTGCTCAGACTGAAGCGTCTTCTGCGCCTGCGTATTTTTGTACGTAGCAGCAGCATCATCTTCCATCTGCTTGGCATGCGGATCATCCTTCGCAAACCCGGCATCTTCGGCAGCGTATTGCGCCTGCAGCCGCGCGCGGGCCTCACCCTGTAGTTTCGACAGAGCAAGGTTTCGCTCAGACTGCTTGATAAGGTTCTTCTGCCCGGCCGTGAGGTTGTCTGTGGACTTGTTGAGGCTGTCGACGTTGATCTTCGCATTGGCCGCCTCTCTCGCCAGATCGACAAGCTTACCAGCCAGTTCAGCAATGGCTGACTGCCCATCTTTGGATGAGGACTTCATTTCCTGGAGTTTTTTCGCCAGTTCCTGAAGTGCTTCCGGGGACGGGTTATTGCTCAGGTCTGATAGTTCTCTTGCAAGATCAAACGCTGACTGCTTGCTGATGCCGAGACGGGAAGAAAGCGTGCTGACCGTCGAAGATAAAGAGTTAACAATGCCAGAAGCATACTGTCCCTGGCTGTTGGCCTGCTGAATGGCCTGGCTCCAGTCTGTGGTGGTAACACCAAGCGCAGAAAGCTCATCGTTAAATTTCTTGATGCTTGGAGACGCCCCACCTACCGCCGCCAGTGCGCGGTCGCCTAACGTAATGAAAGCATCAGACGCGTCACTAATGGCCTTCGGAATCTTTGAGATGGCCTGGTTATACTCCAGCAGCGCCTGATTACGGAGCAGTGTTGCAACGTCAGCATTTACACGCGCCAGAGCGGCGTACTTGTCTGAAAGCGCGGCCACGCCTTGCGAGGAAATGGTGATCACCTTATCCATCGCTTCAGCTGCGTCTTTCAGCGCATCCATGGCGTTTTTACCGCCATTGAGAGAAGTAATTAGCACGCCAGCCAGGACTGAACCAAGAGCGATTATAGCGCCAACCACGGCACCGCCAGGACCAAAGGCACCGGCAAGCTGCGACCCCTGCTGCGAGAACGCAACGAGAGCAGACTGCCCGCCCTGTACCTGTACGATGAAGTCCTGAACCTGATACCCAGCCTGCTGCATGCTGGACTTCCAGTTTTTACTCCCACCAGCTGCAACGTCTGTTGTGCGCTTCATGTCGAACAGCTGACCGGTAAGCTCGCCTATCTTCTGCTTATCGGCTTCCGTTGCGCTTGCCCCAGCTCGTAATTGGGCGGCCAGGATTGCGGCGCTGCGAGCACCATTGGTTTGTTGCTCGCTCAGGATCGCGATTTGATTAGAGAGGTCAGAGGTTATTCCGCTGATTCGGTTGGCTTCATTCGCCTGCTGGGAAAGTTGCTTAGCGGCTTCTGCAGATGCGGCTGAGGCTGACTTTTGAGCCTCACGCATATCAAAAAGAGCACCTGCAAGTTGAGCAATCTTGGCTTTTTGGGCGTCAGATGCTCCCTCTCCAGCACTTAACTGAGCCGCAAGGATAGCTGCACTTCGCGATCCAGCCTGCATTTCGGTGTTCAGGATGGATACTTCTTTCTCCAGCCCGGATATTGATGATTCTGCTCGCTGAGTAGCTGCCGCTATTGATGCGGCAGACTTAGCGGCCGCATCCGATGAGGCTTTCATGTCATAAAATGCACCTGCCAGCTCCGCGATAGTGCGCTTTTCTTCCTCGGTTGCGTTAATTCCTGCTCTTAGCTGTGACGCGAATACCGCGGCACTTCTGGCTCCATTCACCTGCGCCTCTTCAAGGATCGCAACCTGGTTACCGAGTGCCTCAATAACAGCATTTGCTCGGTTAAACTCGCTCGTTGTGCTTCCGGTACCGGTGCGAGCCTCCTCCATAGCGCGTGCAATACCGCTAACGCTCGCGTTCAGCTTGCGCAGTTGGTTGTCCATGGAGTTGGCATAACCGGCCAGTTCAGTAAACGCGGAACCGGTCTGGGACGCGCTCTGATCGAGGTTATCCATTCCCTTTCCGGACTGCTGGGCTGCAGCATCCAGTTTATCCAGAGCATCAATGGCCTGTTTCCCGCCCTGCAGCAGCGGCTCAACGTCGGCGCTGATTTCATAAACGATGCTACCGGCGTTTTTCTCACCTGCCATGTCATTCTCCGGTTATTGCTTTGCTTTTGCCCTGCGTGCGGCCTGTTTAGCCAGGTATTCGTCGGCGATGCTGTCGTACTCTTCTCGAGTGAAGCCTTTCTGGTCCGGGTATTTCGCCGCCAGCAGCATCTGGAACTCGGTCATCGTTAACTGAGAGGCTTCGGCTCGGTTCATTTCAAAGTGGCTGCGTGCCGCGCTGATGTAGTCGAAAGCTTTAAATTCGTTCGTTCTCGCGCCCGTTTCGTGGCGCTGCAGCTGGCGAACCTTTGCCTTTCCGACGACACCGTGCTGCATGAGGTGCTGCGCCAGCACGATAATGTCGTTCTTAGGCATCTGGCCCGGGCGGTATACGACGCAGTGCCGCCACCCTTTCCACTCGCCGATCATCGGTGTCAGGTCGTCATCGCAGCACGCCTGCAGCACCAGCATGCACGTTGATAAAAGCTTCTCAGCAGCGCGATTGAATGATGGAGATAGCCATTCAGGAAAGCGCCCCAGCGTGCCAGCGCAAACCTCAATCAGCTGAGCGACATCATTGCCGTGGATGGTGGCGTACGCTTGCACAATCTCTTCCGGAGTGCCGATCCTGGTCATGGCCTCGAATGAAGGCCGTAGCAGGTAATCTTTGCCTCCCTCACGGCTGTCGCTGATAGAGAGTTCACCAATATCGGTTAAAGCGGTCATAGGCCTTCCAGTAAACGGTCATTATCAAGGGCAGCACGCCGCCCTTTGGAATGTCCGTTAGGTAACGGTAACCGTATGCACGGCCACAAAGTTGCCGTCTTCGGTGTTGATGATGATCTGCGCGCTGCCGGTGGCGACACGCGTCACGGTAACCGTGTTGCCGGAGGCGGTGGCAGTTGCTTTGGTCGCGTCGGTTGTCGCTACAGTGAAGTCTTTGTTCGTTGCGCCGGTTGGTGCGATGTTCACCGTGAAGGTGCTGGTACCGCCTGCCGTGCCGGTGCTGGTTGTCGGGGTTACCGTCACGCCAGTCACCGCAACCGCAGTGATTTCGTTCACTTCGATAGTGCTCGCGTCACCGACCTTGAACTCAGTAGAGAACGTGACGATATCGTTAGTGCCACCGTCAGAGCTCAGCGCAGTAATGTTCATGTAGCCGATGAATTCAACCGGGCCATACTCCATTCGCACCCAGATGCCCGTTTGACGCTTGGCAGCAAGCTCGTCAGCAAAGTACTTAATGAATTTGCCGACGCCGTACTGATCCAGCTTGTCCTTCTTGCGCACTTCACCTTCAAAACTGAAGGTAAGATCACTGTTGGTGATGATGGTCTCGACATAGCCGCCGCCGTCATCCGCATCAGAGGTAACCGAGTTCGGGTTGAAGTCGAAGCCTTTCGACGTACCAGCAGCCAGCGCCTTCCACTCTGATTCGAGTGGTTTGACATCCGGGCAGCCATCGGCGACCTCCAGCACGACCGCACCGCCGAAAAGGCGCTCGTTCGAGTTCTGGCAATTAGCCATGTGAAACTCCTCTTTGACGTATAAAAGAAAACCCGCCGGAGCGGGTTATTTGGTTGGGAATGGCTATTCGCCAAACGTGCATGCAAATTGCAATCGGAAGACTATTCGCCCTTCTTCTGTGAGCACTGGCGCGGGGATTGCGCCCATGTTCTGGATGTAGCCAACGCACTCGTCAGCCATGGGGTTAGCCTTGACGTAATCGACGATGCGGTTAGCGGCCTCCAGCGCCGCTTTGCGCTTATCTTTCGCACCTACGACATCGACAAGGACGTGGTATTCGTTCCCGAGATCGGTTCTGATGTCAGATCCGCCGTTTGGCCTGAATACCATGATCGCCTTCGACAGGTCGCCCGGGTCGTCGTACATCAATTGTTGCACCGTGAAGCCGGTCGTTAACCCGGCGTCGCCGAACATGTTGCGCACCCGCGCGTGCATCAGGGGGGTCATAGCGAAAGCTCCGTGCGCATCACCGC